AAAAAAAAGATTTTAATCGAAACGTTACATGGTAGTGTTGCGCAGCTCAATGAACTGTCATCCATGACCGAAGGGATAGACATCTATGACGATACCGGGTGTGTTGACACTGATTTTTTGATAGAAGCGATATCTTGCGTCAGTGCCTTCATGGACGCAAGCAACATCGTCGTTCAAAAAATATCCTCACTGTTAGCACCTGACGCTCCGGTTGGGGAAAAGAAGAAACAGGCTGACGAAGGCAAAAAATGGAATGTGGAAGAAATACTGAAACATTGTACTCTTGAGAACAATATCCTCAAACTTCCTCAAGTTCAATTTAATAAAAAATCTTATGCCGAAGCAAAGAAATGGATTGAAGAAGCCGGCGGATCTTGGCAGGGTGGAAAGGCTCAAGGGTTTACATTCCCGTTCAATCCGGAGAGGGTGTTCTCAATTCTTAAAGAAGGGAAGCGCTGTAATCTTCAGCAGGAATATCAGTTTTTTGAAACGCCGGCTGAGGTGGCGGACTGGCTGGTTATGCTTGCCGGCGGAATACATGAAAATGATACGGTACTGGAGCCGAGTGCCGGCCGCGGTGCTCTCATTAAAGCCATTCATCGAGCTTGCCCTTCTGTAACGGTAGAATGTTATGAACTGATGCCGGAAAACAGAGAATTTCTTCACACCCTTAGCAACGTAATACTGCTTGATGAAGATTTTACGAAAGACAGTGTAGGGCATTACACTAAGATTATTGCCAATCCTCCATTTTCCGGTAATCAGGATATAGCTCATGTAAAGCTTATGTATGAACGTTTGGAACAAGGTGGAACCCTTGTGGCAATAACCAGCCAACACTGGAAATTAGCTTCGGAAAAGAAATGTATTGATTTCCGTAACTGGCTGAAAGAAGTACATGGAGAAGTGTTTGAGATCAGTGCGGGGGAATTTAAAGAGAGTGGCACTTCTATTAGTACAATGGCGGTAGTTATAAAAAAATAATTCAAAATGATATAGAAAGGAATGAATTATGAGGGATAAGTCTAGATTGAAACATGTGATGGTGCAGGCAAAGATAAGTGTGGAGGCTGCTGATAAATTGGATAAAATTGTGAAGGAATATAAGTTTAACAGCAGATATGAGGTGATGCAATATCTGCTGTCAGCATTTATCGAAAAGGCCGATTGCGAAACAGAATATAATGGAGTTAATACTAATGAAACTGAACTTATGGATATATTCCAGCGGCTTAGAGCTGTGAAGGACAGGGTAAATACTGTTAAACCGTCGGCATATGATGATATTAAAAGAGTGGCATCAGTATTCATATATAGAGTTACCAACAGAAGGAGATATGTATCAAGTTGTATAACGGAAAATGGGGAAGGAATGCACCATTCCTCTAAAAGAGAGCAGGTATTAGAGGAAGTATTTCGGTATTTATATCCGAATTTAGCACAACGATTACTTGTAATCGGACGTAATATAGGAGTCAACGGTTATGATAATATCATCAAGGAGTTACTTGATATGTCTCCTGTATCATCGGATGGTATACATAATGATGTATCTACGGAGGTTAGTGGTTTTATGGGGCAGAATAAATACGGAATGGTTCCGGTTATAACAAGAAACAAAAAAGTAGAAAATGAGCAGGGATTATAATTACAGGAAGATGATCAGCTCCATGGCATGGAGAAAAACAAGAAGAAGAAAACTTGAACAGTCACCGTTATGTGAAGCTTGCAAGCAAAATGGATTGATAATGGCAGCGACAGAGGTTCACCATGTTATACCGTGTGAGTCAGCCAAGACAGTCACTGAAATGAGAGCTCTCATGTTTGATGTGGACAACCTACAGTCATTATGCCATGACTGCCATTCTTTGATTCATGCAGGGATGAAGTCACATAGCAGAGTTAAGGTAAAAGAGAATGCGAACCGTTCATTATCCCGGTTTAAGGAAAGGTTTATCTTATAATACGGGGGGGGGGGATTTTTTTAAGACCACCCGGATTACTCAAACCCACTCCCACTGGGCATCGCAAATTCTAGTTTTGAAAATTTGGATTTGGGGGTGACACTTTGGGATTACTCGGAATAACAACAATATTGTAAAAATAGGTAATATTAAAATATTTAACACAATGAAGAAAAAAAGCGAGGAACAACGGGCGGTCAGCAAAAAAATAAAAAATCAGAGGGATACGATTATAAAAACATTGAAAGATGTCAATAAGTATTCCAAAGAGTTGAACTGTCAGATTGATATATTTTCCCGTCTGTATCTGTTGTTTAAAAAAATCACGGAGGAGGTTTTGGATGATGGATATAATATCGTGTATGAAGAGAAGAGCCGGGAGGGACATGTAAGAAAGCGAATTGACCCTTTGGCAAGAGTTCCGTTCGAACAGGCTTCGCCTTTGATGAAATTATTGAAAGGATTGAAAATGAATATGGAAATGACCAAGCCTGATGATGGCGGAAGTCGTGGCCCCAGTCCGCTGGATAAACTAATGGAGAATATCAATAATGTGAATGACGGAGAGGACGAATGATGAATGAATGGGATGAGAAAAAAGCACTGAAAAAAGGGTATACGGATAGGCTGACATCTGTTGATTTGGATAGGTATAATCTAAGGAAAATAGACGGTCGGCTCTTTTCGTATATATATGGCGTGCAGTCCTGTCCGGAGGGGCATAACCTGTACGAGGTTCTTTCGGTGTTGAAATTCCTCCGTCTGATGGACACTTACACGTTTCAGAAAAAAAGAGTGAAAGTGTTTGTAGCCTTATATGAGAGCCTTAAATTTTCGGGGATAAACGGACGCCGCAGTTATAAGCTAACCCCCGTGCAGTATTTCCAGTTTGCCTCTATACTGGGGTTTTACAGATGGGAAGATATAGGCAGCGTGGAAGATATGACGGAAAGGAAGAAGGGAACAAAGGTCGTCAACGGGCGTGTGATGGAGTTGAGGCGGCTGGTAAGGGAGGCTATTCTGTTCGTTCCGAGAAAGTTTTCAAAGACCACCTCTACGGCTTCTCTTGCTGTTAATGACCTGCTTTTTGGGGATGCGAACGCGCAGGCATACACGGGCGCGAATTCAGGGCGGCAGGCTAAGATATGTTTTAATGAGATAAAGGGTATTATTAATCAATTGGATCCGGATAGACGCAGTTTTAAGACAAATCGTGAATGGCTGGGATGGAGGTCTACCAACACATACGGGAAAGAATCCTTTGTGGAATGTCTGTCGGGGGGCGGTGATGCAAAGGACGGTCTTAACGCATCTCTTTTTATCTTTGACGAATATGCGCAGGCGAGATATGTGAAGGATCACTCGGAGGGTGCGGAACTTATGCAAGTTATGGTGTCTTCTATGGGTATGAGAAGGGAGCCTCTGACAGTGATTATAACTACTGCAAGCCGCGTACCTGACGGACCTTTCGCTATAGAGCTGGAAAATGCAAAGAAGGTCCTTTTAGGAGAATATGACGATGATACGCAATTCGCGTCATTATTTATGCCGGATGAATGGGAGCTTGACGATGAGCACATGAGTACTCCGGAGCTGTGGAAGAAATGTAATCCGCATATTGGCATAACGGTACAGGAGGGTTATTACCGCCAGATGTGGAACAAGGCGATACGCAACGTTGAGGCTATGATAGAATTTAAAACCAAGTTACTTAATGTCTTTGTTGCAGGCTCCGTAAAACCGTGGATAACACAGAATTTCGCCCATTCCTTGTCCATGAACATCAATTTGGAACAGGTGAAGGGAAGACCGTCTGCTATGGTGGCTTTTGACTTGTCTGTTTCTGATGACCTTTCCGCCGTGGTTTACAATATTTATAATAAGGAAGATAAAAAATTCTATCTGTTTATGGATAGCTATATACCGGAAGAAACAATAGAAACCCACCCGAACCGTGAGCTTTATAGGATGTGGGTAGATGGCGGCTGGTTGAAAGTATGCCCCGGTGCTGTCATAGATATGGACATGATTATAAACGACATATTAAGGCGTGACCGTAATTTGTTTATATGCCGGATAGGCTATGATGCTTACAAGGCAAGCGAGATACGCAACGCGCTTGCAGCGGGGCTTTTGGGACACGGGAAGAACCCGGACAAGATACTACGTGCTGTTCCCCAGACCTACGGGGCGTTCACATCACCGGTAGAATCGCTGGAGCTGGCGGCAAAGAGCCGTCCGGCTCATCTTGTTATTGCTTATAATCCTATCCTATTCTGGAACTTTGGAAACTGCTATATAGATGAAGATAAGATGTGTAATAAGAAACCGTTGAAAAGGAAGGAAAATCTTAAGATTGACGGTGCGATAGCCTCCTTGATGACATTTTGGCTTTACAGTAATACGGAACAGAGGTAACCATAAACAGCATATTGTCCGATATATAGAAGTTATAACTTGATATATGGACAATTTTTTCAGATTTTTCAAAAGAGAATCGGCACCATTGCCGTCATTCATAGACAGTGGTTCGGAGAAGACGGATGAGGAAGCGCACGAAGATTATGGGAAAGCGAAGTCTACAGGTGGAGATTATCGGGAGAACATAGCTTATGTGAATTCCCCATGGGCTGCATTGAATATAGCCGCAGTATATCGTGCTGTGAATCTACTTTCAAGTTCTGCCGCTACGTTAACCATCCAATACAAGCGTAAGGACAGGGCGAAAAACTATTTCAAGCTGAGCGACACGAAGGATGGGAAGAGGATAAACTATCTGCTCGGGGCACGTCCCAATGATCGGATGAATTCATATACTATGATGAAGTATACGGTAGCCCAGTTGCTTTTGCAAGGGAATGCCTTTATCTACCCTGTACGTAATTCGTTCCACGAGATCGTATCTTTCATATTGTGTTCCCCCGGCTCGGTAACTTACGATGTATATGCTAATCAATATAAGATTGATGATATAACCAACGGGATAAGTGTGACTGTAGGTCCGAAAGATATACTCCATTTTAAGAACATGTGTCTTGACGGAGGATATTGGGGAATGTCTACCATAGCATACGCCAAGCAGTGTCTTAGTATTACTGCCACATCGGATGGTGAAACGTTGAAACGATTTGCCACAGGCGGACGTTTCAAGGCTATTCTTCAAGACAACACAACTGTCCAAGGCTACGGAAAGTATCAGGACGAGCAGTTGAAGAATATGGGAATGGATATTCAGGACACGTTGAACCGTGGAGGGGACATACTGGCTGTATACGGTGACGGAAAGCTTACCCCTATAAGCATGTCATCGGCTGACATGCAGTTTTTGGAAAGCAGAAAGTTTAATATCCGTGAGATTGCCCGGTTCTTCAATATACCACCGAGTAAACTTATGGACGATTCCAACGCCAACTACAAGAGTGTAGAGATGTCCAATGTAGCCTTTTATGTTGAGGCTTTGCAGCCCATAATTACCGAGATAGAGCGTGAATTTGCCGCCAAATTACTTGATGAGAATACCTATATGGATTACAAGTACACATTCGACTTGTCCGCATTGTACGCCCTTGACGTTGACAGCAAGAGCAGATGGCAAAAGACACGTCTGGAAACGGGCCAAGCAACCGTTAATGACATACGTAGGGATGACGATCGTCCGCCGGTGGACAAGGGGGATGATGTGTACATAAGCACAAACCTTGCAGTATTGGGAAGCCCCAAAATGTCTGGGGAAACAGTTACAAGCTCTACAAAAATAAATGATAACAAGGAAGGAGAAGACGATGAATAGAGAATTGCGTGTGCTGACGCTTGAAAAAATGAAAGCGCAGATAAGGGATGTGCAGGATGAAGAATTGGAGTTGTTGCATACATGGGGCATGGCGTGTGAGAGTGTGATTATAGATATGACAAACCGCACATTCGAAGAGTTGGAGGCATGGGAGGACGCTCATGGAAAAGGATTTCCCGAAGCCTTGGAATCGGCTATGTTGCTACTTGTAGCCCATTTGTTCCGGAACAGGGAGCCGGTTTCATCCGTAACCCAGAATATGGTTCCTTTCACCATATCGATGCTTGTAAAGCCTTATGTGAAATTATCAAACAGAAGTGAATCATGATATCAGCAGGGGCATTAACGGAAAGAGTGGATATTATGACCCCGGAAATAAGCCGTGGTAGCATGAATGAACAGGTAATCCAATATCGGAAAGCAATTACCGTATGGGCTAATGTGCAGTTTCAAAGGGGCGCTCGTGCTCTGACTGCCGGTGAAGCGTGGATGAACAGTTCGGTAGTTGTAACGATGCGCTATATGTCCGTGGTTACTGATCGTTGTCGGCTGGTATGGGATGGGAAAACCTACAGAATAGATTCGTGTAACCGATCCAAGAGAGATGGGAGTATTACTATCACGGCTTCCGTATTGGATGAGGGAAGCGGTTTTGGGTAAGCCGAAAACAGGTATTTATAGGATATAAAAAGGGCGTTTTCTAAAGGGGCGTTTGAAAGTTGTAAATAAATAGAAAAAAATATGGATAATTCCAAGAAGAGAGAGGTAAGATACATGACCGGTGACCAGTTCCAGCCAAAGATCCGCGAGGCGGAGGACGGGAGTGATAGCCGGGTAATCGAGGGTTATGCGATTGTATTTGGCGTTGAGAGTCGTATGCTTGTGGACTATTGGGATAACTACCGTGAGATTATAGAGCCGGGAGCCATTACGGAAGACGAGTTGAAGCGGATGGATATAAAGATGACATTGTGGCATAACCGCGAGAGGTTGCTGGCTCGTTGGAACAGGGGTGAAGGATCGCTTTCGCTTTCTGTGGATGAAACGGGTGTAAGATATAGATTTACAGCTCCAGCGACTCAGGATGGAACTACCGCATTAGAGTTGGTAAAGAGAGGGGATTTAGCCGGTTCTTCCTTCACATACAGGAGCGATGAGAGTTCTTCGGTCAGGTATACCAAGGATGATGATGGTGTGCTGTTACGACACGTTACCCGTATTGACGAGGTTTTTGAAATGACTATAGCTTCTGATCCGGCATATGTGCAGACCAGCGTCACAGCTCGGGAAGTGGAGGCTTCCGGTATTGTGTTGCACCCAGATCAGAAGAAACGGGAAACAATTGAGAAAAATGAAACCGCATATGCGGAATTGAGAAAGATAGCGAATAAGAAAATTTTTTAATCATTTTGTTTATGAATAAAGGAAAGAAAGTGAATGTACAACAGTACATTACCAGACGAGAGGAAATCAAGGTACGTCTTAACGAGATTGTAGATTTGGCTGAATCGGAAAACAAACGTGCGTTTACCGATACTGAGAATGACGAGATCGAGTGTCTGAAACGCGAGATGAATGCTTTGGATGTCCGCATAGCGTGTGCTGACAAGAGCGGATATGTGGAAGTCACCGCCCGTGAGCTTGCGTTTGATGCGTTTATGCGCGAGCATATCAATTCTAGAAGTTCCCATCCGCTTAAGCGTGAGTTTACAGGAATGATCAGTACGGGAGCGCAGCCGATGATCCCTCTTACTATTAATGACATTATCCCTGCATTGGAAGAAGGTCTTATCATTTCTAAGCTTGGATTACCGTTACGCACAGGTTTGGCGGGTGATTATTGTTGGCCGACAGTTTCGGCAGTTGAAGCAGAGGTAGCCGGGGAGGCTGTAGCTTTGACCGACAAAAAAATCGAGATCGGTAAGATTGTACCCAATCCTCAGAGAGTGGGTGTTACCATCAAGATTACAAGTCAGACAATCAACCAGACCGAGGGGGTGGCATACGATGTTGTTAAGCAGCAGATACCGATGGCTGTAACACGGACGCTGAATAAGCTGATGTTTACAACTGGGAAACAGACGCATAAGTTAGTAGGACCTTTTTCTGAGATCGCGTTCCCGGGAGGAAGTCCGGGCACCCCAAAGACTATCGCTGAGTTAAAAACTATGGCTGAAAAGAAAAATGCCCGTTTTATCAAGTTTGCCAACTCGACACCGACATTTAAGGAATTGGTATTGATGCGAGCATTGCCATTGATGAAAGGTATTGAGGGAAGTTACATGGCTTATGTGATGGATGAATACACAAAGGCGGTATTGGAAACTACCGATCGAGGATATGAAGGACCGACAAATCCGGGTAACACGGGAAGATATATTATCGAAAATAATACCATTGCTGGTGTTCCGGTTTTCTGTACGAATTATATTAATACAGATGATAAGACCTATATTGGTTTTGGCTCATGGGGATATGAGCCTATCGGGCAATTCGGTGAACAGCGTTTTATAATCAATCCTTATTCGGAAGACACATCAGATGTTGTTCGCTTGACCCTTAATGGGGATTGGGCGTTTACCACATTGCGTCCTGAGGCGTTTACGCTGGGAGAGTTACCTGCCGAAGGGGAATGATTTATTTACCCGGGGCTACGGCTCCGGGATAAAAATACGAAGTTATGGGAATAATGAAAAAAATCCTTGAGAACAATCGGGGGAAGCAGATAAAAGGGGTGTCATTTGTCTATGAGGGAGACGAAGTTATTGCCATGCTTGAAAGGATGCGTAAGTCCAAGGAAATCAAAAAAAACGAGATAAAAAAAGAGGTACGAAGGGCATTAACACCGGAGCGGAAGTATGTGCGTAATGCAGCAAAAGCCGCAATGGGTAAAGATCCCGGAAGAGCGTACATGGCTGTAAAGATGGTTGTTTACCGTGACGGGAACGGCGGTATGCTTAACATACTTGATAGGGGAGATGCAAAAAGGCTGGCATTATATAAAAAACCGAACGGCGGTGTGTCGGGCATAAGAAGACGTAGATATGTAAGCCCGGAAACGAAGAGGTCTAGAGGCTATAGAGGTGCGGACAGGGCTTTTATCCTTCGGTTTATAAATTCAGGGACAGAAGACAGGTATACGAAAGTTAGACGTCAGGGAATGAAAAAATCGGCATATCGCGGCTCTTTGTCTGCAAGTAATTTTTTCCAGCCGGCAGCGGAATCCGGCATGGCTAGAGCCAGCCTTGTATTGTCGGAACGGATTGCAAGAATAATACAAGAAGTAAGTGAAGGAAGATGAGTTTATTTATAAGCAAGCATATTATTAGCTCTATACAGTCTAATAAGGCTGTTACGGAAGCGGTGGGGAACAGGATATATCCGGTTGTTATCCCTGTGGGGGCGCCGGAGTATCCGTTCATCAATTTTACGAGTTCTTTGGATGGTCCGGACGAGACCAAAGATGGATCTTGTGCGGATAATGTATCCACTACTTTGGTAGTTGTGTCAAAGACGTATGAAGTTGCTGTGAATACGGCTAATGAGGTGCGTTACTCTATTGAAGGGAAGACAGCCCGGTATGATAAGTTTGAGGTCATTGATAGTTCTTTTCTGTCATGTATTGAAGATTATTTGGTGGATATAGACGCATTTACTATAACTCTTTCGTTTAATTTTAAAACAATTGATCTATGAAAACAAATCAGATTATGATACGTCCGATGGGTGAGTTTAAAGTAGTTCAACGGACAAAAGATGCGTTTTTCAATGCAACAGAATTATTAAAACAGTGGAACCAATTAAAAGGTATGAGGAAAGAAGTTAATGACTACTTCGATTTGTCTTCTACTAAAGAGTTTATTTACACTATAATGAAAAGGGAAAATTATGATACGGGTAATTACCCCTATCATAAATCAAGAGCAAATAAGGGTGATAATGCGGGTACATGGATGCATCCACTGCTTTTTATTGATTTTGCAATGTGGATAAATCCATCATTTAAATATGATGTTCTAAAATTCGTTTATGACGAAATGATAAAGTTCCGCAATCTTGCCGGTGATGCATATCCCAGAATGTGTACGGCTGTTTGTTCTATCCTTCCAAAGGAGGTATTTAAGCAAAAAGTTAGTGATTTGGCAAAATCACTCAATATCATTGTGTATGGCAAACATGAATCAGAAATGCGTAATAAGATTGGCGATGAGGCTAAGATACGTGAGATGTATGAACTGGAACAACAGATAGCCCAATGGATTGAGCTGGGATTTATTAAAAATTATCAGGAATTGAAACAGGCACTAACGAAGGTGTATTATCAGAGACACCCTGATGTATTGCCTATGTAGATAACTTATTGAATATAGCACTTAAGAATAAATTCATAGTAAAAATCAATTGTTTTACGGATTCGGTTCGTGAGAATAGAATCTGTTTTTTAAGGAATTGTTTAACTTTTAAATTATATAGATTATGTCAAAAGCAAAACCTTTGAATGGAAAGGATTTTATGATTTTCGTTGCCGGTAAGGCTACGGCTTTGGCAACCAGTCACAAGCTGACACTTACCGCAGAGACGGGCGATGCCGCCAGCAAGGACGATGGCATGTGGGATGAGTCGATAGTCACGAAGATGGGATGGGAAGCATCTACAGAGGCGTTAGTGAGTGCTGATGCTGATGTGGAAAGTTTTGATTCTCTTTATGATGCTTTTATTGCCGGTGAGGCGGTTGATATCATTTTGGGAGTACCGGCTAATTTGACCAATGACGGTGTTCCTGAAAACGGTTGGGCTTCTCCGGATACGAAGGCGGGTCAGAAGTATTACAAGGGTAAGGCTCTGATTACATCTCTTGACCGTACTGATGCCAAGGGTAGTAATTCCACCATGACGGCGCAGTTTAAGGGACAAGGGAAACTGGAGAAGGCTACAGGTGCAGGAGGTTGATTTAAAGCTGTTGGGCTATGAAGAAAGTAACGATCAACAATGCAGAGTATACATTAAGGTATACTCTGCGCGCCTTATTTATATATGAGGAAATTACCGGGAAGTCTTATTCCGGTGACAGGATGGTTAACAGTTATATCCTGTTATGTGCTATGCTGATGGCGAATAACAAGGATTTTCCGTTAACGTTTGATGATGTGATAGACGCATGTGATTTAGATCCGTCCATTTTCGAAACATTTTTGGCTGTTTTGGAGGAAGAGAACAAGCGTATTAGTATGATTGTCGGGAAAGATGATAAAAAAAAAGCGATGGGAAAGAGAACGAAGAAGTAAGTGTGATAAGGTTGTATGAAGAAGTTGTCGGTCGTGGAGGGATATCACCTGATTACTTCTTTGACAGTATGACTTTTAATGAGTGTGCTGCATTTATAAGGGGGATGAACCGGAAGGAGCAGGAGGAATGGGAACGTACAAGAATGATCATGTACGCAATTGCACAGGTTAATTCTACGGAGAGTCTCACACCTGAATTGCTGTTCCCATTTCCATGGGATGAGGAACGGGAACCGATAGAGATAGATGAGAATGAGCTGAAAGAATTGAGAGAACGAGCAAAAAATATGGAATATGGCAAGTAATGCGATTGTAAGATTGTTGTTTAACACCGCAGATTTTGATAAGAACATCAAAAGGGCGAAAGGTGAGATAGGGAACTTTGAAAAAAGCATAACAAGTATGGCCGGCAAGATAGGACCTGCTCTAAGTGGTTTTGCTGCTTTCGCTGGTATATCGGTAGCCATTGGGGATGTGGTAAGGACTTCTATGGAGTTTGAAAAGTCGTTATCTTCTTTGAAATCCTTAACAGGTGTGACAACGCAGGAGCTTTCGTTTTTTAAAGATGAGGCTATCCGTTTGGGTAGTACCACCACGCAGACTGCATCTCAGGTGGTAGATGCCTTTAAGCTGATAGGATCTCAAATGCCAGAGTTGTTAAAAAATAAAGAGGCTTTATCTTCTGTAACGGAAAGCGCTATTATATTAGCAGAAGCCGCAGAAATAGATGTTCCTGAGGCCGCTAAAGCGTTAACAGGAGCTCTAAATCAGATGGGCGCTTCTTCTAGCCAAGCTGCTGAATATATCAATATTTTAGCGGCAGCATCTCAACAAGGCTCTGCTGATATCCCATATCTGAACAAGGCTATAGAGAATGCCGGTGGTGCTGCATCTTCTGTAGGTGTACAATTCAATGAATTGGTAGCCGCGATAGAGGCTATCGCTCCTAAAATAACGGATGCCGGCAGTGCGGGAACTAATCTGCGTAATATATTTCTCACTTTGGAAAGTAGTGCGGATAAGAACTTACGTCCTTCCGTGGTCGGGTTGTCACAAGCTGTGGAAAACCTTGCAGCAAAGCACATGAACGCTACGGAAATGACGAAAATGTTTGGTAAAGAGAGCGTAACGGCTGCTTTGGCGCTCGTTTCAGAAAAGGATAAATTTATAGAGTTAACCGATGGAATAACAGGAACAAATACTGCATTAGAACAACAAAAAATTAATAATGACAACTTAGCAGGATCTATAGCGGCATTGCAATCTGCTTGGGAAGGTTTCATATTAACGCTAAACAATTCTTCGGGTATGTTACAAAGCGTAGTTGGTTTTTTAGCTGATATTGTAGATGGAGCACGAACGGCATTTTCTTCATTACAAGCTTTGGACGAGTCTAGTTATAAGAGCGAAGGTCAGAAATCGTTTAGATCAGAAAAAGTTCAAAACGCTATAAATGATATAAACGAACTGGTAAAAGGAGGAATGAGCCGGGAAGATGCCTTGAACTGGGAAGAGAATTTAACAAGAGATCTGTATAAGAGAGCTGATTCATTAGAAGAAAAAAAAGAAGCCTATGAAGAGGCTATGGCAATATACAATGAGAGAGGTGGGCAGTGGGACAAACGAGCTTACGAGCAATCAAAGGAAGTGTATATGTTAGCTCGGAACGAAAAGCAAATACGTGATGAAATATTAGATTATATTGAAAAAGAACGACAGAAATTAAAAGGAGTTGGTGATATCCAGAAGGGATTAAACAAGGGGGCTACTGTGGGTACTGGGGAAAAGAAAGGACCTACGGATTTGCAATTAGCTGCATTTAATGCCGAAGGATGGGCTAATGAAGAGGTAAAAGGGCTTCATAACAAGCTAAGACAGGCTATTGAGAGTGGAGATAAAATAAAGATAAAAAATATAGAGATTGATTTGGATGAAGCTATAGATGAGGCTAAATTACCTGATTTGTCCAAAAAGATTAAAGAAAACGAAGATTTCGCAGATTCGTTAAGTGCCATAGGTAACGCATTTGGTAGCATGTCTTCAATGGCTGATGGTGCCGCCGGTTCTATCCTATCTTATTTTGGAAACTTAATGAACTCTGTGGCTGCCGCGATTCCGGCTATTGATGCTCTTAATGCAAAGAAAAAGGAAGAATCTGTGGCTAATACAGAAGCTGCCGTAACCGGAGCCGCTTCGTCTGTGGCTTCCATTCCGTTTGTTGGTGCGGCTTTGGCTGTAGCCGCCATAGCTTCGGTTTTGGCTGCTTTAGCCAATATTCCCAAATATGCAACAGGTGGTATAGTGGGAGGATCATCATTTTTCGGTGATCACATGATAGCACGGGTTAACAGTGGCGAGATGATATTGAACCAGTCCCAGCAAGGTAAGCTGTTCAATATGATTAATAATGGTGGTGGATCCAATCACATAACGGTAGACGGTGAGGCACGGGTAAGCGGTAAGGCTATGTATATAACAATAAGGAATTACATGAAGGCTAACAATATAAAGTGGTGATATGGGGCAGAGATATAACATACATTTTAAAAATTACAGAAACACAGCCTATGATGTAAAGGTCTATATTGATGGCTATGTGGGACAGGTGACGGAATTACTGGGCGCAAGAAGCGCATTTGTTGTAGAAGGGAACGATGAGAACTTTGTATATGAGCCGATAAGAAGTTCTACAGCAACATTAACTCTTCTTGGCAGTGATTTACTTCTAGACCTGTTTAGCATTAACAACCAATATGCACCGGTTAAGTTGTTCAAGGGTGACAAGTTAATGTGGACGGGGTATATTGTTCCGGAGCAATTTACGCAACCTTATAAGCCTACACCGGACAATATCAGTATTGATTGCATAAGCGCAATAGGAACGCTTGAGAATATACAATATGAGAAACAGACAGAGAATGGATTTATAACGGCGATAAACCTCTTAAGGTACATTATAAGATCAGCTAATGGGGGATATGAAAAGATATATATACCTTATGTCTATGGATCGTCAGAAGTGAATTATTCGACAAAGAAAAACATATTCGATGAGATAACTCTCGCAGAGGAAAACTTCACCTCAGAAGGGATGATGTTGGACGAGGTACTAGAATATTTTTGTCGTTTTTTTAATTGGACTTTATACGATTACGAAGGTAGCCTGTATTTTGTAGATGCAGATTGGAAAGGGGAATACTTCTCGTATGGCGAGGATCTTGTTACTTATGAGATGGTTACTCCAAACACTGTATTGCTTCAGGATATCGGCTTCGGTGGTAGTGATCATACAATAGATGTACTTCCGGGTTATAATAAAGTTACTGTTAAGGCGATAAACAACGTCTTTGACGAATTGGTGGAGAATGAAGATTTAGAAACGTTGAAAGAAAACGGTTTCCAAAGTGTAAGTTATGATAAACTGTCAGGGGATGATGTTAAGGTGGTACGCAAAAGGTTTTTAATTCCTGAAAAATGGGAATTAGACTCTTACGATGGCGATACAGGGGAAAAACAAGATCCGAAAGATGCAATGAATAATTCTTTCGGAAGCGCATTGCTAAAAATTAGTGAATATGGGGGAAAGTGGGAAAGATCGGATTTTATTCCTGACATTTCTGACTATTCATGGACATTGGCCGTTCAAGATAGAGTGAAAGGGCAGCAGTTTCAGGAAAAGCCGGGGGAGGCAATGAGTAAGGATTTGGTTGCGATAAAAGGTGCTAAGGGAGCTGCGTGGATGAATGGAGCATTAAGTATTGACGGTAGTATTATAGTTCCGTGGGACGATGCAAATTTAGCGTTCTGTAAGCCTTCGGGGAAATCCGGGTATGCTGATATTACTTATGTGCTAAGGATAGGAGATAAGTATTGGAATGGAAGTTCGTGGGTTGACAGTGAGGCTGAATTTAAGATCAGATATGAAAACGAAAGCGCAGGCTCTCCATTAACTGTTAAGAATACCAAGTCACCTGATATGCCGTATTCTGGTCTGTCCGGATATATTATTAAATTGCCGGATAATGCACCGATTATAGGGGATTTAGCATTAAAGATAAGAAGGACAAGTGAAATAGGATTTACTCCTGAATCGGGAGCTGGGAGTATAAAATTTTATGGATATATATACAAGAATCCTAATCTGAATTATAAGAAAAAAGACGGAGTTGTAGATGAAGGTGAGAACGGGGATCGTGTATACGAGAATGTAGTCAATGAAAAATTTATGTCCGAACTTGACGAGATAGAATTTGGCATAAGTAGTTATAATGAAGACGGGGCAACATATAGCAAAGCTCTTTTAAATGGCAATTTTTTAACAAACAACTTGTATTCGGCAATAGAAGGTACGCTTGTGCGCCCCGAAGAAGCGTTGATCAGGCGTATCATTAACCGATACCGGGTAACCAAAATCAAGTTAACTCAGGTATTAAAAAACAGTGATCTCATTCATCCTTTCACGGTTTTGTATGACAATTCTATGGTTAGTAAGAAATTCATGCTGTTAAGTGGTGTATGGGATTACGAGCAGAATACAATAACATTATCAATGATAGAGAATGGCGATAAGGTCAGATATAAGAATCATAAGTAGGGTAGTACCGAGGGAGCGTGATGGGAAGTATGTTCCCCGCTCTGTGACTATTATACAGGGTGGCGGTGGTGGCGGTGATGTCACCAATGCCGATCATGCCAATTCCGCATATACGCTGGATGAGGACACACCTGTACAGAACTGGTTCTTATCCGCATTGAACGATGATGATGCGCAAGGCATAATCAATTTTCTCAAAGGTCTGAAAATAGCCGGGAATCTGATAAACCGCATTGTGAAGCAGGGTGACAAGGATGTTACCTACACCGATGAAGACGTGATGAGCGCATTACGTGTAATGACTGAGATAGAGAACAGTGAGGAGAAGCTGAAAGAGATATTCTTGCGGAAGGACGTGGCGGATTCCACTAAGTACTTGTTATCCTTATTGGGCGGAGTTTTGATTAAGAAATATGCCAAGTTCGGTGATTTCGTTACTGGTGTATCAGGTGGATACATAGACGAAAAGGGTGACATGGAAATGGGAAGCGGCGTTTTTCGTAAGCGTTTGTTTGTACCTGAAATAGCCTATAACCGTACAACCTATTTCAAAGGACGTATGGTAAACTCCCCTGGTGGTGGTTGTACCGTATTGTCATACGTGGATAACGGCGATGGAACCTACACCATCACTCCCGATCTGACAGATGCGGACGGATTGAGCCAGTTTGTTGATGATATCCTTACCACCTATTTTGTGACTAAGAATAGCGAAGGCAAACTGAACGGTTTTGAAGAAATGAAATTCCGTGTGACTGCTGCAGATTATACCGCCAAGAAGTTTACTGTCATTCCCCGTCCGGGGCATTCTGACTGGAAACCTGCCGAGCAGATGGTATTGGCACAAACAGGTAACTTTACGGATCCGGAACGTCAGACTTATATACTTATTGATTCAGTCAACGGAAACAACTGTATTACATTCTTTGACAATGCCAACACTTGGGACCCGGAGCCGGCGCAGATGCCTGCGTGGTTCGGTAAGAAAAAAGGCATGACTGTAGCCGGTATTAATGCGGACAATTACTCAGCCGTTCTTCAAAACATTATCATGACCGGGCTTATCTTTCAAGTGGATGAGATCACCGGAAAGACAGTGCGTGTTCCGTTGGATAAAGGTAAATGGGTTGCAGGTAAATACGCCTATTATGACCGGGTGTCACACAACGGGGCTTTGTGGTTGTGTGTTGATGATAACGGAACGACAACAGAACCGTCAGATGATAACCCGGCATGGCTGAAACAAGTGGCGGAAGGGCAAAAAGGTGATCCGGGTCTGTCTGTAGTCGGTGGTGGTCATTGGGAGTCCGCCAATACCCCATACAAAGCCAATACAATGGTCACTCTTGCCAACTGTGTCTTTATATCCAAGGTGGAAACCTCCAATCCTCCCATCAGAATATTGCGTATCAAAGGTGGCTATTTCTTAAGAAAGAAGGATGGCGGTTACTATCTTGCCGGGAAACCTGCCGACTGGGAGGTTAACGAAGACTGGGATATGCTGCTTGACGGGCGTGAACTGAAAGGTGAGAGTATCACTTTCCTTGGTGAATTTGCCACGGCTCCTGCCAATCCGAAAAACGGTGATTCATACCGTAACACGACTGACCGGGCTACCTACATCTATCAGGACGGAAGATGGCAGCTTATGATATCGGACGGAAAAGACGGTAAGGACTATGAGTATATATACACAAGAGGCAATATCATAGATAATCCTCCCGAAAAGCCCGACAGCCAGCAGCAGGATGATTATATCCCCGAAGGCTGGACGGATGATTTTGTTGGTGTGGACGCAGACCATCAGGTTGAATGGGGTTGCAAGCGTTTCAAGGAAAACGGTGTATGGTCAGAGTTCAGCACTCCTGCCGTGGTGCATCGCTGGAGTAAGGACGGGGAGAATGCCATCATGGCGGACTTCGATAACGAGATGGTCAATGCAGCCCTTACTTCAGATGGGAAGGTCGTATCTTCACAGATTTGGAATACAACTGTCAGCATGTGGTACGGAACGGAGAAACTCACTCTTGACAGCATCACCTGTACACCGGACACCGGTCTTACATGTACCACGGACAAGAATACGGGAGTGGTGACAATATCGGTATCTGCCGGAACTACTCTTGCTGCGACAAACACGGTGAAGATCACAATCAAGGCTACAAAGAACGGGCAGCAGTATTCCCGTGATCTTACGTTCACTGTAGCCGGGGTTCGTGGAGGTGCGGACGGTTCGGATGCCGTGCTATACAGTATTATCGTTTCTGCCACTTCTGTAAGCAAGGACAAGAATGGGAACTACAGCGTGTCTTCCGTATCATGTTACAGGCAAAAATCAGTGGGTGGCGTGATCTCCACCACAACGGACGGTACATTGAAATACAGCATAGACGGTGGAACAGAAACTACCATAAACAACAATACAGCCATATCAAGCGGAAACTTCACGAAGGCATTGAAGTTTATCTTTTACGTGAATGACCAGATAGTGGATATTGAAACTGTTCCCATGCTTTCTGACGGTAAAGATGGTGCTGACGGTGAGAGCATCACAGCCGCAGGTCATTGGGAGTCCGCCAACACTCCGTATGCGAAAAACAGTACAGTATCGTTTGCCGGAGGATCTTACTTAAGCAAGGTTCAAACATCCAATCCGCCACTTCCGCTTCTTCGTGTGAGAGGTGGACGTTATCTAAGGAAGAAGGATGGCGGTTACATACTTTCCGGGAAGAGATCGGACAAGGCTGTCAACTCCGACTGGCAGGAAATGACTTCCGGTGTCGAACCGTCCGCTTCGTACTGGCTTGACAGCCCGGTAAGCACAATAAACTTTACCAGTACGGGCACACCATCACCGTCAGCGTTTGTCGTTACCATGAAACAGAATGTAGGCGGTAATGTGAGCGATACGAACAGGTTCTATCTTGTCGCACGCAAATATAACGGAAGCTGGCTGGCTCATGTAGGTGCTATCCTAAGCAATCAGATATCCGTTCCAGCGACAGCCGGATACACCCAGTTTGCCGTCCGGGCTTATCAATCCGCATCGGACGCGAACGCATGGAATAATAATTTTGTCGCTGAAAAAGGGGTGGGTGTTGCAAATGATGGTTCCATAGGAGCGACAGGAGCAACAGGGGCGTTCCCCCGCGACAGAGGTGTATTCGCATCAGGACAGACTTATGTCTGGAATGCGGATTACCGGGATAAGGTCATATATCTGATAGGGGGAGTTTATTATAATTTCCTTGTAAAGAATTACGGTGCTTCCGTTACAGCTGCACCCACATCTGTCAACGGGGATTCGAACTGGGAAGCTATGCAGAAGTTTGTGAATATCGCTACCGACACCCTGTTTGCCGATGGTGCGAATGTAGCCGGCTTCATGTTCAAAGACAAGGTTCTCAAATCTTTTAATGACAAAGGTGAAACTCTTCTTATCAACGGCGTAACCGGGTATTTAAAATGTAAGAATGCAGAGATAACCGGAACTATCATAGCGACAAAGGGAACAATTGGTGGATTCAATATTGGTAGTGACTTTATCGGCAGCACTAATATGTCGGCTGTGAATGTTGATAACTTGTTGCTGCAATACGACAAGTTTGAAATGAAATACGAACGATTCCAATCAATAGACGGACATTTATATCAAGGCATTTTGAATACAGTAATTAGAAGTGGAAGTATAACTGTATCATCAACAGGGGATGTTTCAACAGCGGATGATACCCTGTATGTAAGATGTGGAAGTTATATTTTTTCCGTTGGGCGATACGGGATTCGCAAGTCAACGAATGGAGGAAGTACTTGGGTGGATTTATAATATTAAAAATATAAAATATGAAGATAAATTTTAAACAGTTCCCCATGTACACGGGGATAGACAAGAAAGAAATGGTTGCCTGTGATGTGGCATACAGCCTAGCGAATAACCTTTATACCAAAGTGCCAGATAATATCGGAGCGCATTGTCTTTCCGAGAAGATCTATAATGCGGAAGGTAATGTGGACTTAAGCGGGCAGGAGATTGACATTATCCGATATGCTTATCCGACATTTACTGGGGCGTTTGCCGACTCGTTTGAACATTATTTGAAGACATATAAAGAGAAGGAGGAACAACATGAAGATTGAGAATTTGGAACGCGCCAGCCAGATCAATGACGAACTGGCGAAACTGAAGCTGGCTAAGGAAACGTTGAATAACGGAGGCTATGTCCGTATCTACAGCAGCGCCCGGTCAAGTGCCGGATGCGTGGAACTGGATATAGCGAACTTCAATGGCGAGGTGAGCACGTGTATTGATAACCATATCGCTGAACTTGAATCTGAAATAGAAACGCTATGAAAAAGGTATATTGTAACAACCTTCTGGCAAAGGTGCTGCTTGCGTTCAGTTCCTGCCACACGATAACAATCGGTCCGTTTGTCTTAAGTAAGCGGCCGGAAGAGAAAATCACTCAGAAAGTGAGAAACCATGAGTGTACCCACGCCCGTCAATGGGTTGAGATGGCAGTTGCCTCCGGTACAGTTATCTGGATCTTGTTGTTGTGTTTTGGCCTTTCCGTCTGGTGGCTGATACTGGCCGGGCTGGCGTTCTATCTCTGGTATGGTGTGGAGTGGCTGGTCAGGGCGGTACGGTTGAAGGATGCCGACAGGGCGTATAAGGCGGTATCGTTTGAGATGGAGGCATATTCCAATGAGGATGATCCGAATTATCTTGAGAACAGTAACTATTTTGCATGGGTGAAATATTTGTTTTAATTTTTAAATTTATATTATGGACTTGAATAATATAGTTGGCTTTAAAGCCATTGACGCGGACGGTAACGAACAGAATGTGACAGTAGATGAAATGGTGGATATGGTTTCCACAAGAATGGTTATGGCTTTGTCAGAAACTTCAACATTCGCTGCCGCTGCGGCAGTCGGAAATGACGTGTATGAGAATGAACTTCCGACAGTGACGGATGCCGCAAATGTAAGAGTTTTACAAAGTAGCGGAAATGCCGCACAAATGACGATGCAGTCGCTTGCATCAAAACTGGGAGGACTGATTGGAACCGCAAGTGCTGAAAAGGATGGTTTGATGGTGAAAGAATACACTATTAGATATATATATAATGCAGGTCTTAGTATAAGCTATGATGTAAATGGGACTAGTTTTTATTCCACTACTTCACTCATTGAGCTATTTCTTTATTCAACTGGCTCTGTGGCGTATTATAGAATACTTGCAACACCAAACAAAAATATAATAATTAGATATTTAGGAAATAATGATTGTGATTTCAAATTGAACGGTAATATATTGTATGTGTTGCCACGACACACTGACATAACTATAAAGTACAAAATTGGATTATATAGGAATGATATTCCCGATTTTGCCACTATATCCATTTCTGATTTTGCGAATATTACAGGTAATATTATTACACCTACAGCCGGGTAGCACTGACCTGGGAGGACTTCTGCCAAGTGGAACTATGAATATATATAAGGGAAAATTTGAATTAAAAACAGGGGAAAGTACAGATTTACAAATATATGATCCATCTATATTAATCTTATTTTCCCCCTTGAATCATAACCCTAGTATATCTATAATTCCAGCACAATGGAATGATACGATTTCGGCATTGTTTGAAGGAATCATTAACTTGAATAGTAACATCGAAGGCAGAATATGTTTGTTGAAAAAAGGCAATACTGTTACAATTATCAACAATTCACAAGCCTCCAAATTCAGTTATTTACGAATTTCTGTTGGTGTTGTTTAGAGTAATTGGCAAACCGTATCTTTGACATGATTCTAACCAAAAATCGAGAGCTGGGAGGACTTCTGCCATTCACAACATTTTTAAGGCCCTACAAATCTTATGATAATATAGAACCAGTACCAATATCATGGATTACTGAGAGAGGAATTTTTTTGTTGTTAGTTCATGGATATGAAAATCCAGAGGATGCATACAGCATTAAAATAGTGATATCAAAAACTCCCGGCGACTATTTCCCAAAAACTATTCCACTTGGTGAGGTTGGGATGAATATATCAGTAGGATGGAGTAATACATTACAATTCTCAGAATTGCCAGCACAGAACGTATCAATAAGGTCGTATAAATTAATATAAATCAAAACAGTATTGTCTATATACAATTGACCTGGGGGATTCTTGGGTATAAAAAACGGGTGGTCCGGTACAAGCCGGGCCACCCGATCCTGATATGCACAACGCCATGTGCGGTGCAAAGGTAATCCATGTTTCTAAGAAGCCAATACAAAAGACCTAAGATCTCCCCATACCCCATTATAATAACGGCGGAAACCAACAATATCCTCACCTAGACGGAATGTCATTTGAATGACATATCCTTGTCCATCGTTAAAAACTATCATTATGGAATAATTTGTAACAACACTAATTCCGCCTCGTCCGAATACATGATACATTCCGCTTGCAGTTGTACTATTTATCTCTTCGTCTGTACTTAATGTACCTTTGGGCATAAACGGGAACAGCTTCAAACTGTTCATTAGTTCTCCCAGCTCTGATTTTAAAGCGAATTTATGTAAAAGAAATGCTTCTCCACGCTGACTTTGCAAAATTATTAATACTACCTTTTCTAGTGGATATTTCTGCACTGTCTATGTTTGGATAGAACACTTGTGTTATGTGAGCACTATCATTAAAAACAACAAGTGTTCCCCAATAAGTGTTAGGTCCATCAATCATGTTATTTTGTATTTTATAAAAGCCAGCTTCGATCATATCATTATAACTTCTATTTTCTACTATCCCTTTGTACATGAAAGGATACAGCTTCAAACTAGTGAGCAGTTCTCCCAGAAGCATTTTTTGTGGTTTATTTTGTAAATACAGAAGAATTTTTTTAACTTTAAAACAAAAAGTTGAATATGTTAGAGAAGATCAGATACCGTTTGGTTTATAACCGACAAAACAAGTTAAATCGACAAGGGACAGCCCTAGTCCAAATAGAAGCCTATTTTAATCAGAGAAAGGTATATTTTAAAACCAATGTTTATCTAAAGCCGGAGTGTTGGAGTAAGGATGGTGCCCAAGTAATCAACCACCCGCAATCGAATGAGCTTAACGCAATGCTATACGAGAAGATACTGGAGTTGCAGGCTATAGAACTTAGCTACTGGAAAAGAGGGCTTGAATCAAACCTTTCCACGTTAAAGGAGGCTGTAAAAAAGGGAATTAAACCAGTTGTATCTTTTTTAAAGTTTGCAATACAAACGATAGAGAATTCTGATAGAAAACCGGGAACCAAGGATAACATGCTGGGCACGGTAGCCACTTTGAAGGAATTTCGGAACGTGATAGAGTTCACAGACATCAATTATACGTTTCTAAAGGAGTTTGACGCATTTCTTCGCAATAAGGGATTGAAGGTAAATACGGTAGGAAAACACATGAGAATACTGCGTACCTTGGTTAACGAAGCAATAAACGAAGGTTATATATTACAGGAGGCATACCCTTTCCGTAAGTTCAAGATCAAGAAAGAGAAGAAGGAACATAACTTCTTGATGCCGGCAGACTTGGAGAAGCTGGAGAATCTTGAACTGCCGGACAGGAAGAACAACAGCCGGCACATACTGGACGCATTTCTCTTCTGCTGCTATTGCGGATTGAGATTTTCTGATTTTAAACAGCTTACCTATAAAAATCTGATAACGATAGACGGAAAAGAATGGTTAGTGCTGAACAGTGTTAAAACAGGCGTAAAACTCAATATTCCGCTATATCTGCTGTTTAACGGGAAGGCATTGGGCATAATGCGGAAGTATGACAGCATCGAACAACTGGCTGCATTAGGTTGCAATTCGGACACTAATCGGACATTGCAGAAATTGGGAAGGATGGCGCGTATCAGCAAGAAATTTACCTACCATACCAGCCGTCACACTTGTGCAACCCTATTAGTACATCAAGGCGTTCCGATAACCACCGTCCAAAAACTCTTGGGGCATACATCGGTCAAGACAACAGAGATATATTCCGAGGTGTTTGATGAAACGATTATCAAGGATCTGACAAGGGCTAACCAGAAGTATTCTAAACGTAGAAATGTAAAACAAAATCAAATAAAATCTCAAAAATCCCCGGAAAAATACATCAGGCAGTAGAAATCTATAAAAGCTATCTGTTTTATACATGTTTTTCCGATCCCATTCCATAAAATTCGTTTCCTGTCAATAAAAATACAAACTCGCCAGTCTTGCCGTCTATTAATTTTCTTCATTCATCTTGCAAGTAAAAAATATTGCATTAATGGCAATTTTTTAAGAAGATTGGTTTTTGTTTCAACATTGGCTTCTTATAACTAATTAATATTGTTTTCTTTTTGTATTTCGTTTTAGAATTGATATCTTTGCTATTATCTTCTTAGGAGAATGGGATAGAGAGTAGGGCGTGGATTGAACGGCTGCTGTGCTTTTCGCTGGCGGTCGTTCTTTTTTTTGTATTTAAATGTTAAATATTACACAATACAAGAAAATATATTGTGATTTGTTTTGCTATTATATCACAATGTAGTATATTGCATTGTGATAATAAAACAACAGGTAATAATAGAACCGGCGGCAACGGATAAGCGGCGTAAGACTATGAAGACAAAAATTCAATTTACAGATCCATACAGTGGTAGAGCAATTAATATAGTTATCAATCTCACAGACGGTGAAAAGGAATACTACTTAAGAGAAGATGACAAAAATGTCATTTATAACAAAATGTCTTCTTATCAGAGAGCAAAAATAGAATCATTCTTTGGAAAGATGAATGCATACTATACCAAAATTGAGATTTTATAAATAAAAAGTTAGGGCAACGAATTTCTTCGCTGCCCTAAATATTAAAATGTGGTTTAAACCACAATGACATTTTTAATGTCGTTTCAATCCACGCACCGAAGTGCGACTAACATCGTTGATGTTCGATACAAAGGTGCAACTTTTTGAAATAACGAGCAACAAATTATAAATATTATAAAACATATTAATTATGGCAAGAAGACGATCTATTACCCTAGATCAAGAGTATAGGGTATTGTCCCTATATAAGGACGGGATGGCTATCAAGGAAATAATGAAGGATACGGAAATAAAGTCTGAGCAAACGATATATAGGATATTGGACAGTAATGGTGTGCCCCGAAGACCGAAGGTTAATGGCGTGAAAAGAATACTTGTTATGATAGAAGAGGACGTGGCAGCTATATTGGATAAGGAGCAATCGGTATCATTATATGTCAATGAGGCTATAAGATTCTATCACGGTAACCGACATTAATTGCCGGTTATCTATCTCTTAAAATCAAGAGCCTGTTGCGGATTAATTTCCGTGGCAGGCTCTTTTTTTGTCATACAAAATAAAGGTTAGTTTGATAATCGGGTAATCCAAAACGTGTAATTAAAGGATTAAAAAAGGATTGAACTTAAATTGTTTGTATAATGAGAAAGGAGACAAAAGAAAACATTCAGTATTCAACTGCTGTGGGGATGCTTGTACTGGGAGCGTCCTTGGCTGTGGCTGGCTTTGTGTGCTCTGAACCTATGGGTCAGATACACGACAGTGTATTGTGGTTGTTTGCTCAATGTCTGTTGTATGCCGGTAGTGTTTTTGGCATCAGCATTTATATTAACAGCCGGTTTAATAATTTAATAGAGCAATTAAAAGAAAAGGAGGGAAAGAAATGAAGAGTTTACCAAGAGGTTTGAGAAACAACAATCCGGGTAATATCCGAATAACAAAGGATAAATGGCAGGGATTGAGAGAGAAACAGACAGACAAGGAGTTTTTTCAGTTTGTAGAAATGAAATGGGGTTATCGTGCTTTAATCCGTACATTGCAGAATTACAGAAGGAGACACAACTGTGTTTGTATTGCAGACTTTATTACAAGATGGGCCCCACAGACAGAGAACAATACAGGGGCTTACATCAGACGGGTATGTCAGGATATGCAGGTACCTTCAGTATATGTTCCGGACATTGAGGATAAAGATACGATGTGTTCTTTGGCTGCCGCTATATCTTATGTTGAAAATGGTGTTCCTGCCGTAATGGAGGATATCTATAAGGGATGGGACCTGCTATGAAACTAAGGATCTATATATGGATTGCAGTAGGGATAGCATTGCTATTGCTGTTTGGATCATGCCGGAGTATAAGGTATGTTCCGATAGAAACAATAAGGACTGACAGTCTTTATCTTACCGTACATGAACGTGACTCCATCCACATTCAGGATTCTGTCTATATAAGAGAGAAAGGCGATTCTGTAATTGTCGACAAATGGCATATAGTCTACCGTGACAGGACAATTCGCGATACAGCCTATATAGAGAAGGAGAAAGAGGTAGGGGTTCCCTATCCTGTGGAGAAGGAATTAACATGGTGGCAGAAGACGAAATTAGAACTAGGAGAGTTATCTATAGGTATTATATTAGTATTACTAATCGTAGTCATTTGGTTGATAAAGAAGAAGGGAGGTGCAAGATGAGATAGCAACATCAAGTATTATCCGCCACAGGTAGAAGTGTGGCATATAATAGAAACTCATATAATAAAAGTGATTCTTTTGCGGCTTAGAAAAAAAAGAAAGCCGCCTCCTGAAAGGATTGACAGTCGGATAAGGAGATAAACACCCGTGGTGTTGTTGCGGCCTTCATTGGCAATAACAAACACTTCGGGTGTTTTGTTTTCAAAAACCGAATAAAAATGAAATTAGAGGAACTGTATAAGGATATAATAGGTGTTGTGTGTGATGTTACCGGTCTTGTTGAGGCTGACATATTAGCCAGCAATCGCGAGGAATGCGCCGATGCAAGATATCTTCTTGTGTTAGCGTTGTCCAAAATGCTGACTGATCATGAAATTGGCAGATTTATCAACCGTACCCGACAAGGTGTATCGTTTATTCGCTCGAATCGGCAAAAATTAAGGAAATGGACAGTTGCAAGCAATTGGAAAGTAATTAGCAAGTATATAGCAAGTAATTACTTTATCTGCAAGTGACTTGTACGGACATTTGTGAGCGGTCAATATTGACCGTAATTCCAAAAAGTTATAAGTTTATGGAAGCAGAAGTAAAGCAAGTGATTAAAGAAAAGGAGTATGTCCATGACAACGACAGGAAGGAATATGCTTCAAAAGGTCTAGCCGGAACCGCTCTCGGTATCGCTATCGGTGCGGGAGTATTATCATTGTGGGGGCGTGGTCGTGGTGTAGGTATCGGCGGTGGTATGCCTGAAAACGTGAATATCAACACAGTCAGTGATGCTATTTCCGGTCGTACCGGTGTTGCTCCTACCGCTTTCCAGGCATGGGAGAAAGGTTGTGATGAGGCTTTGGCGTTAACAAACACCATTTGGGGGCTTAAAGTCAACACTCAAGAGCAGATGTACGCTCATCGTGATGTGGATGTTAATGAGAAATTCCAGATTTGGAAATCTCAAGTGGACGGAGATTTTGGTTTGTATAAATCCATGCGTGATTTGTACGATGTACAGACTGACAAATTGAATACAGCCGCATTCGGTTTGTACAAGGGGCAACGTGATCTTTACGACACATTGAACGAACGCTATTCTGCCAAGTTCTGTGAGCTTGACAAAAAGGTCTATGGAATGGAAGTGGCCAATCTGTACCAAAACAAGATTATACAGATGGGCATGGAAAGTGTCTTGAAAGAAAGCATGTGCTACACGGACAGAAAGACCTGTCGTGCAATCTATGGTGTAGTGGGTTTACCGTCAACCCCGACAGTGAGCGTACTGGAGGGGGCGAACCCTTACGGATGCAATTGCCGCACTCAGGCAAGCACGGCTCCAAGCGCATAAGGAAGCGTAAAAAACGTTAGTGGTAAGCCCCTTCGGGGGCGATGCCACTTTCTTTATTAACCACTAACAAGTATTATTATGGGAATGTTTGAAAGCGATCCATTGTTATCGACAGGAAGAAGTCTGGAAAGTCTGGCACAGGAGAATGAGGCTTATACACAGAAGCTACAGGCGTTGAAACAGATTCCGGGCATCACTCAACAACAGAGAGTATCCACACCTACCCCGATATGGGATGAGATAGACCGTATTGTTTCGTCGCTAAATGATCAGGAGAGAGCCGTGCTTAACAACAACAAGGAATATTATGATAACAGCATGGCCATTCAGGAGATGGTTAATTCAGAGGTCCTTCTTCTTGTCAAGGGCAGAATAGAGGGCTCTGCGGAAGGAAAGGCCGTATTGGAGCAGCAGCTGTCATTTGTCAGGAGGACATCTAAGATAGCCAAGGAAGAAACAGCGAGAAGAGATGCTTTATTCCGCGAATACGTAACGGAGCATAGCGATATGACATGGCAGGAGTTTATTGATTGGAAAAACGGGAAACCGCAACAAAAATCTAAGAAGTAATGGAGGTTAAGAAGAATATAACAGAACTGAAGGACAAGCTAGCTGACTCATTGCAGCTATGGATTGACGAGAGGATAGACGGGCTTGTATTGAATAATCCTCAATTAAAGGTAGCATCTGTGTATCTCAAGAGAGGGGCGAAGAATTTTCTTGCAAAGCAAAAGGACGGGATAGGTGACATGATAGATAATGCCGCTTTGTTTTTGTGTGATGAGGATGGCAATGTGGATGCGGATTTACTTTTTAACGATATGCTTTCCATGCTTCGGGAGATGGAAGAGATGCCATTTGGTAAAGGCTTTATCCGTGGAACCATAGGAAAGGGGAGTATCCGTTTTGCGCTTCCGGACAATCCGATAACAAGCATTTTATTTGGCAAGACGGGTGCGATTAAGATAACAGATGCGGATTTGATGGAATTAAAGAAGTTGCTAATAGAATAGATTTAATCAAAATGATAGCGTAAACTGAACTTTGCTGTTACAAATAGACAGGGAAAAAATACTTAAAAATTCCACTCAAAGTGTCAGCACCCATCCGATGAAACAAAACAAAATGTAACTTTAATATATTTGAATATGGAATACAAGGATTTAATTAAAAACGCAAAGGCTAACGGTGTAGCCTCTGACAAGGCAATGTGGCAGAGTGTGGACGGTCTTAGTGACATGCTGTGTGTACTGAAAGAGGAACACCCTGCAATGTACTGGGAGTTTATGCGCAAGCAACACTCCATCTTGTACGGTCCGCACTACGATAAAAATTTTGCGGAAATGGATATTGAGAAAATCCGCTATACAGGTCCGGGCGGCGAGAAGAAGATAGGTGCCCATTGGAGTGCTGACCAAGTGGAGGACGCTACCAAGAACCTGTCTTTCCCTTCTGGTACAACTAAGTGGGATAAGTACGTAGCTTTTAATAGCTTTTATTCGGATCTGTGCTCTATCTATGACGAATCGCAGATCATCAAGGGTGCTCATAAGTTTTACTTTGCTGACGAGGATGGACCACAAGGTAAGATATGGGAGTATATGACCGCAATGCAATATGGATCGTAGTATAGACATATTGCTGGATCAGTTGGACGATAGGAGCCATTTTGATTTCTGTCGCCTGCTGGCTGTTGTATGGTGGAATATGTACTAAAAAATAGTCCCCGATAGATGAAAATCGGGGACCAAATTAGGGACCGTTTACGGCAGTGTTTGAAAGGTTTTGATAGTAATATCCCCGTTCAAAAGCCATCTAGAAGGCATTAGAACGGTGATAACAGGTTTAACCGTCTATATTTCGATTCTCATCGGGTGTACAAATGATACTGATTATCAGTATTTTTGAAGAAAAGGGGACTAAATGGGGGACTAACGGTTAAAAAGGCTCATGGCTTCTTCTTTTGCCTTGTCCGCTATGTCGATGTATGGTTTCATGGACTTGTAGTCTTTGTGACCTGTCCATTTCATCACGATATTGGGGGCTATGCCTAGCATGAGTGCGTTGCAGATAAAGGTCTTTCTGCCGCAATGGGTTCCTATCAGTTCATATTTGGGATGGATTTCGTCTATTCTTTCTGCTCCCTTATAATATGTTCTGCATATCGGTTCGTTAATCTCACAGGCTTTGCATATTTCTTTGATGTATTTGTTCATCCTTTGGTTGACCGGCACAGGCAGCGCGTATATTCCTTCTATGCCCTTGTATTTCTCCAGTATGGCCTTAGAATATTTGTTCAGTTCGATTTTTAACGGCTCGTCCGTCTTAATGGTGGTGATGGTAATATATCCGTCATAGATGTCGGCTTTCTTGAGGTTTTTTACATCAGAATAGCGTAGCGAGGTGAAGCATTGGAAACAGAACACATCCTTCGCTAGTTCGAGATGAGGCTCGTTCGGGAATGTGGCATTATATACACTCATAAGTTCATTCCATTCAAGAAATATCACCTTCGCCGGAATGGTCTTTAGCTTCTCCTTGAAAGTGACGAATGCAAGTTCTTTGTTGTACCCTTTTTCTGATGCCCATTTCAAGAACCATTTTGCCAGATTGATATACTTCTTTGCCGTGTAATTCTTCATCCCGGTTTCATTGTCCACTTCTATGCTCATAAAGTAATCCACAAGACGGGATAGTCCTTCATGGGTAAGGTCCGCGAAAGTAAGATCGGGTGCAAACTTCTTTAGATGGTTCATTGTGGTCTTGTGTCTCTTGTATGTGTTCTCTGACCAACTGTTTTCCTTACCTTGTTCAGTAATGAATTGTTGGTAGTAATCGAAGATTGTTTTTTCCTCCTTTTCTACGATCTTTCCATTCCTTCTGTTCACTTCATCCCGGAATTCGAGAGAAGTAGGTATTTGTCCTGTCTGCCCAAAGAAGAAGAAGGTGTCGTTGACGGTTTCTTCAAGACGGTTTATCTCAGAATTGATAGTTGCAGCCGAGATTTTTTTCTTTCCATGAGTGGTGTTTGGTTTGCATCTCTGGGCTTCGGCTACCCATTTGTTATTGTCCACCCGGTAGCCCACATTAAAGGCTACGGTATTCCCGTCCCACTTGATCCTGTAGCGGAGCTTGGAGTCAGGTTTGTCTTTCTCCTTGTCCAGAAGAAAGATGCAGTTTCGTTTGATGTTCATAAGTTTTAAGTTTAGTGTGAAAAAATATGGCAGGGTTTATATTTCCCTGCCTTTCTTGTTATAAGTTTTTCAGCCATTCTTTTCCTGCTGGTGTTTTAAACCATATCAAGAGACCACCTATTATCACGCATCCGATGGTATAAGTTAAAGATAACATATCCATATTCACCTCCTTATTTTAATATTAAATTAGCCATTCTAGCCGATAGTATTGTTAAAAGGCAGCCAACAATAACTCTATATATGTCGATTGCATGGTCTGCGTTATCTGATTTTATAGAAACAAGTCCACCTATAACAAGTCCGGCAAAAGAAAGTTTGGATAAATCAAAAAAATAGCCTGCAAGTTTTTCTTTTCGGGTCTTGTCCTTTTGGGCTGTTTCTCTTATTTGTTCAATAATAAAAGGTTCTTTCATTATATCCAAGTAATTAACGGTTTTTATTACTTATATATGCATATATGCCTTTTATTATTCAATATTGACAGCCACACCAGATGCGATATACCTTACAAGACTACCTTTATAGTATACGGGTTCGATTTTAAAATTAATGATAGCGTTAGCCCCATATCGTTTAGCTTCGTCTACGAGTTTGTCTGTCATATATTTGCCGGAAGGGATAAGAAAGTGGGTGGTATTATCTTGATATAGTTCATCCTTTCTTTTTGTCTCTTTTTGTGGTGGTATACCGAGTTGATATACTGTTGACAGACTGACTAAAGGGATATAATTTTTAGTTTTAAGCTCTGTATCAACTGGGAAAATATGGAAACCATCTTTGACATGTTGAGTAAAATCAGAAACATACGTTGTTTCCGAGTACTTGGGAGAGCAGGCGCACAACGCCAATAGTGGGATCAATAGTAACTTTTTCATGATTGATGTTTTTCGCTATATTCTTTTAGATTGAAATATTTCTTAGAAGCCTTATGCCCGTTGCATTTAACAAGAGTAAGGCATTGTTTTTTTTGTTTGTCTTCATTTTGGTTTACTGGTTCATTTTTAAATTCACCCATCAACCTTTCCAGCTTATCTATAAATACGTTCATCATTTAAGTATTAGTATTAACTAAACGCTAGATGAATATGTTTTGTTTAATTATTATATAAATTAAGCTGTTTTTCTTAATTCCGCAAGAAGGTCTGTAATCCCTTCTAACTTATCAACTGAAGATTGAGTATTGTTGTCTATACTTTTCAGTCTCTTGTTAACCATACTCATAAATTCAACCAATACGTTTCGGAAGAGGCTTTCTGCTAGAGCTTCTTCCTCCTTTTTCTCATTTGGCGATGAGGCTATAAGCATTTCTCCTTTTCCACGGAGTAGCCATTCGGCGGAAACGTCTGGGAAAGTATCTAGCGTTAGCAAGATTACGTTAGAACTTACGCCCTTAGTGCTTGATAATTGACTATTAAGGGTCGTTTGAGCAACTCCGATTAATCGGCTGAAATCTAATACAGATGCGCTTTTTGCGCTAATTAGTTCCTTAAACCTTTCTGTTAGAGCATTTTCTATCATAATTTCGTTATTTAATACTGTTCTAAATAGCGAAATTTGGAAAACTTTTCCGAAATTTCGTTTGTTGTTTAATTAAAGTTCGTTAGTTTTGCATCCGTAACCAATAAAAAACGGTTGCAAACGGATATAAAAATGGCTGTCACGATAAAAACCGTGATTTTGTTCGCACCAAAATTGTTCCAGCGGCAAATATAGTGACTTCCATTTTAATATCCTAAGAATCAGATTGAAAATTAGACGATACGGTTTAGTGGTGTTTACCGTAAGTTATTTTAGGATATCAAAATAAAGCTCTTGCTTAGTACCAATCAACACCACATTAGATTGAGAACGGCAAGGGCTTTTGCTTTTAGAGGATATGAAAAAGAGATTGGTGTTAACAATTGACGAAACCAACGAGGGTAAACATGGGATTACGCTTGATGATGGTGATATGTGCTACGGGATTAAGTTTGATCTTGATATACGGTATATTGAGAAGATGAATGCTATAGGTATAGCGCGCTATATGATCGAAGTGCTGAATAATAATCCAATAAGTGTATTCTGTTCAGCCTCACGGTTGAATGAAGAGATAAAACCCTGTGTGGACAGAATAAAGGCCGTACAAATTAGAGAGCGTGATTTTGAGTTGAGAAAGGAGATAATTGCCGCTATGATAGGTGATGCCTCCGACAAGGATTTTATAAATCGCGTAAATTCTATCTATAACTGGATCAAGGAGGGGAAGGTATGATACCATTAGAAAGACGAATAACGGATGATACCCGGTTGGTAGATTTAACCGTAGGCGAATTGAAGGAATTGTTTGGCAGCTTGATTCCGAAGAATGAAATAGTTGCTCCTGCCAAAACGGGGCAGAACTTGGTGTATGGCATAAAAGGGATAATGGACCTGTTTCATTGTTCCGAGACTACGGCATACCGCCTTAAGTCGGGCATCATAAAGAAAGCGGTCCGCCAAGTGGGACGAATGATTGTAGTAGATGCTGATATGGCATTGAGCTTATTCACGGAAAAACGGAGGTGAGATATGGGTCAAGGGAAGAAACGTATTCCAAAGGATTTACAAGAAAAGCTGGATGCGCACGAGGCAAAGGCTGATCTTTACGCACAAGCGATGCTATGTGGTGATTTTGAGAGGAACCGTATCAAGTGGGCGGCAGAACTGGTTAAGATAGCAAGATTACAGAAGGAGATAGACCAGACTATCAAGACAAATCACAGTCCGAGAGAGGGGAAGTATTTATCAATTTAGAATTAAAGTTATGCAAATGGACATAGGAACATTTAAATATTGGCTTCGCATCAAAGGTTATCGTCTTGAATGGTTCGGTACAGGAACGAAGAATAATCCGATAAAGGTAAGAACAAGAAAAAGAGTTTGATTATGAATAAGTTAACAAAGTATACATTATTGGTTGTGGCATTGCTTTTATTGCTAGGCATTGCCGGACGGTGTGACTATAATGAATCTGTCATATATAACATGCCGGACAACGTGTATCAGGTATTAAAGACAGAGTTGGGCAATCCTTCCGACAGTCGGTTAGTTGACGAGTACATGAGCAACCGTAACCATTGGGATAGTTTGGCGATTGATTATCAATTAAAATAATATAGTTATGAAAGAATGGTTTTCCGGTATAGTCAGAGGAAAGACTACCGACAGCAGGGGAAAGGATAAGAAGGTAAGACACCTTTTCATAGTGGATGCCACGGGATTCACCGAAGCGGAAAATGTTTTGGTAGCTGATAAGTTCCCGGTTTACAAAGAGCCTAAGGTTATCAGTCTAAAGAGAGAAGCCATAGAGGCTGTGTATGACGAATGCGATACGGAGAGCGCTGTTTGGTGGAAAGTCGTAATCGGGCTGGAATGGTTGGACGTTAAAGGACGTACAAAGGTTTCCAAATGCACTTATATGGTATCTTCCGAAACAGCCGGAGATGTAAAGGACGTGATAAACAAGTGTATGCAGGGGAGCGTGAGAGATTGGAAGATATTGAAAATAGAGGCTACGCAGGTAAGGGAAATCATAGTCCACAAGGAGAAGCATAATGACGAGTTAAGATAAGTCATTTATTTCGTTTTTCATGGTAATAGGTTTTAGTTTAGGTTTTAGCCGGTGTAGCCTGTGAAGGTGATCCGGCACATGGGGGCTTAGCTCAGTGGCAGAGCGATGGCAGTTAACGGTCAGGGGTAATTAATCTATTTTATTTTGTTTTTGTGTGTTCCATGATACAGGCCGGCAAAACCATAGGTCACGGGTTCAATTCCCGTAGCTCCCACAACTTCAAATGGAAGTTTTATTAATCAATTACTTAACCAAAGCCGCTATTAAAGGGTAGCGTGAGGTGCGAGTCCTCTTGTATGTTATATTCTATATCAATTATTCTCCCGGTGTGGTTTGACCGCCTATCCGGGAACCATTAAAAAAACGAATATGAAAAAGAATGGATTTCCGGATTTATCGAAATACGAAATATACCAAAAGATGGAATCTGATGAATTTATTACATTGGTATTTAAGAGGATTCACAAGGATTTCCTGTTGGATATTACCGGTGAAATGGAAACGGTTCCCGAACTGGGGGATTTGACCATATTTTGGGACAAGGGAAAGGAATGGAAAGCTTATGTAGCATTATTGACCGACAAGGAGTTTGCGGCACAATACAAAGAATACCCGTATAAGTCCAGTACACAGGAATGGCACGGATATGCGATAAGATTCCGTAATCCGGAACAGTTGAACAAGATTATAAAATATAAGCCCAATGTTATCCAAAAAGAAGAAACCGGCAAAAACTAGCAGCACGGCAAACTTAAAAAAGAAGCTGGACGCTGTGTTTTCCCAGTATGTCAGATTAAGGGATATGATACCTAACACTACGGTGTTCCGTTGTATCTCGTGCGGTTTTATAAAGCCCATAACACAGGCAGACTGTGGCCATTACATCAACCGCCAGCACATGGCAACCCGTTACAGTGAGGTAAATTGTAACGCTCAATGCCGTAACTGCAACCGTTTTGATGAAGGCAATATGCAGGGCTATAGAAGAGGATTGGTGAGGAAGTACGGAGAGAATCAGGTGCTAATACTTGAATCGATGAAATACGAGACAAGGAAATACACTGCATTCGAGTACGAGGCATTGATTGCCCATTACAAGAGAGAGGTGAGCCGGATTTTGAAAGAACGAAATTTGACGATACAATGTTTGACCGAATAACCATAAAGGCAAGGATAGATGTGAACGACATAGAGACTATAGTCCTGAAGAACTACCTTAAGGAATGTTCGGAGGATGATGAGATCTACTACAAGTCGTCTGCATACTCCAACTTTGACGGATGCACTATCGAAATAAGGGGTGACACCTTGAAGTGCAGTTGCTCGGTCTGTAAACTATACCATAAGGGGAAATCGGGCAAGCTGGATAACAGCCGCCCGATGACCTTCCGGATGGCGGTCAGGACAATAGAGGAACTGTTGCTCAGATTGTGCGTGAAAGCGGAGAATGCAGTAGTGACCTATTATGAGATAGGGGTTACAATGAAGATGCTCCGTCCGGCTGATGAGTATATAAGACTTGTGGACAGCATAGCGGAACGTACCTTGTGGAATGATGCCAACTATCAGGAGTACCGCCAGAAGACAACCGAGAAGAGTAAGTATTATCGCAAAATACTGAAAATCTATGACAAGACTTATGAGGCAAAGGAGAAGAAGAGGACGGTAGGCAGCAATATTCTTCGTATTGAAACGGTGTACAAGCATCAGTCGGTACCGCTACCTCAATTGATAGATAATGTGTCGTTAAACAAGATGGCTAGGATCTTTTACAAGGACTGGTCAGAGATACGGTTTGAACGGGAGATTATACCTGCTAAAGGTGTCAAGCTATCCCAATTGGAGAAAGCCCGCGAGATTCAAAGGATTGGTGTCACGAGATACAAGGAACGGTACAGAGCCATGTATATGGAGGGTAAGCTCACGAAAAAACAGTGGGAGACTATCCGGATGTTCGCCAACTCATGGAATGAGGAGCGGAAAAAATACACGGAAATAACGGGTGAGTTGGAACAGGAGTTTAAGGAAAAATTACTAAACTGTTTTCAAGCATCCTCAATTACGCCAATTATTAAAAAATATAACTAATTGATTGTCAATTAATTACAGTAAAAGAAAAAGCACCTTATGGGGCGTTGTTAAATAACTGAAAATCAACAGGTTAATAATAAAAAGATTCAAAATTAACAGTTTTCGGCAACTTGTCTTATACTGCCCGAAGGGTAGTCGGGACGACTTAAAGAAAGCAGTAAAGAAAAAGGAGAAAATATTATGATGTGCGAAATCAAAGGAAGAATCACTGCGGATTTGGGTGTGAAAACGGGAACCACCCGTCAGGGAACGGATTACGAGATAAGGGAATATCTTATAACCGAACAGACGCAATTTGGAAAATCAATGGCATTTACCATGTTTAGCAATGATGGTCCGATAAAAGAACCGCTTCGTGTTGGCGATGATGTTACAGTATACTTCAATGTTTCCGCCAAGGAATACACAGATAAGGATGGAAAGAAAAAATGGTTTAACAGTGTACAGGCATGGAAGGTTCAAAAGTAGCCGTGGTGATCAGATGGAAAACATGGAGTCGTACCACGATAGAGAAGATGGCTAAGAGATTTGGGTTTGAGCCTTATGTGAGCGTGAATCGTAAGACAGGCGCTCTGATAAAAAAGGAGGATATGGATTTACTCGAGGAATGCGCGAGGCGTGGAATTATCGAAATATCAAAATAACGAAAAATAAACAATATCATGGAACAGAAAATAAAGGCTTATAAAGCATTTGATAAAGATTTATCTTGTAGAGGATTTAAGTATGAGGTAGGTAAGGAGTATGAAGAAACAGGCGACATAAAGGCATGTGAAAAAGGTTTTCATGCATGTCCTTACCCTCTGGATGTTTTTGGTTACTATACGCCAGCCGGGTCAAGGTTTTGTGAAGTTTACCAGGGTGGTAAAATAGACGATTCAGAAAGTGACAAGGTTTGCTCTTCAAAAATTAGAATAGGTGCTGAGCTTGATATAAAGGGGCTTGTGAAAGCAGCTGTATCTTATGTCAAGGAACGGTGTACTAACGAGTGTAATGCGGATCCGGGAAAACCTGCCACGGCTGGTGATAGTGGTGCTGCCACGGCTGGTGATAGTGGTGCTGCCACGGCTGGTGATAGAGGTGCTGCCACGGCTGGTGATAGAGGTGCTGCCACGGCTGGTTATAGTGGTGCTGCCACGGCTGGTAATAGTGGTGCTGCCACGGCTGGTGATAGTGGTGCTGCCACGGCTGGTAATTATGGTGCTGCCACGGCAAGAGGAAAGGCTTCAACAGGATTTAATGGTTTGTCAGTTGCAAGAGGTAGCAATGTTCAGGTAAAAGGCGGAATAGGTGCAATTTTGGTCATAGCTGAGGAAAGAGGGGATACGTATGATATTGTCGATTGGAAGGCTGTATTAGTCGATGGTGAGGTTGTCAAGGCTGATACATGGTATAGGCTGGAAAACGGTGAGTTAGTGGAGGTTGATTAACAGTTGGCTGATAATACAATTAGAATTTAATTGGTAATAATTACCATTTACCTGACATCAGGAAAATGGTTCAAAACAGAAAAGATATGAGTGAATTATATATACCGCCTGAGCGATTTGAGAGAGACTTTATTACCGGACGATTTTTAAAAGGTTGTGTTTCTCACAACAAGGGTCGTAAAATGGTTTATCATTCAAAACGTTCCAAGGCCAGAAGTATAAAAAATCTGTCTAAAGGACGTGGGGCTTGGCATAAGACTGGCGCAGGCATGAATAAAAAGAGCGTTGTTTTGATAAAGGATGAGAAATTATGTGGAGTATTCCCTTCGATACAAATGGCTGGTAAGATGATTGGCGTGGCTCCTTCTTTGATCAGTGCTGTATGTCGGAAAGTGAGAGGCAAACATACGGCTAATGGATACAGATGTTTTTTCGAAGATAGCAATGATTGGTATAATTTAATTAAACAAGATTATGAATAATGACAGGCAGAAGATATTAACTGATTATATTTCCTACTTATATACAACAAGAAGGACTTATGATACCATCGGTAAATATATCAAATATGTAACGGATTTTCTTGAAAGTGCCGAAGATGTCAATCGTCGTAGCTATCTGGCTTATAAGCGTGAAAATGCCAATATTGGGGCACGTTATCCATTGATGAGTGAAGCCATTTGTGATTTATTACATCACCTTAAAATCGGATATAACCGCCGAGAGCAGAAAATAAAGACGTTAGAAAGACTTGATGCCATTTCGGAGAAGAATAGAAAACTGTTGAATGATTTTATAGTGTGGTTGACCGACAACAATGATTATTCGCCACATACAGTGGATATTTATTATACATCCTTGAAGCAATACTTTGAATATGTGAATGAGATCAATATGGAAAACTGCAAGCGGTTTATACGGACTTTAGAAGAAAAATCATTATCCCCACAGACTATCCGTCTACGTATCACCGCTTTGGAAAAATTTTCTAAATGGCTAAAAAAACCGATAGAGCTTAAGCGACCTAAGATGAAGCGCAAGCTCGATGTAAACAATGTCCCGACAGAAGAGGAGTACAACCGCCTACTGGATTTTCTGAAAACGAAATCCAACAAGGATTACTACTTTTTTATCAAAGTATTGGGTACAACGGGTGCCCGTCTGTCAGAATTCCAGCAGTTCACGTGGGAAGACATTATATCCGGGGAGGTAACACTAAGAGGGAAGGGTAACAAGTACCGTCGATTTTTCTTTCAAAAACAGCTACAGCAAGAAGCGAAGGTTTACGCTAAGGAACATGGTAAAATCGGGATTTTTGCGGTAGGGAGATTCGGCCCGATCACACAGCGTGGCTTTTCTCAGCATTTGAAAGCATGGGGAAAACATTGCGGCATCGATTCAAAGAAGATGCACGCACACGCCTTTCGCCATTTTTTTGCTAAGATGTTCCTTAAAAAAAACAAAGATGTAATTCAACTCGCTGACCTTTTAGGCCATGGGAGTGTAGACACAACTAGAATTTATTTGCAGAAAAGTTATGACGAACAAAAAAAAGATTTTAATCGAAACGTTACATGGTAGTGTTGCGCAGCTCAATGAACTGTCATCCATGACCGAAGGGATAGA